GAAATAAAGACTGCCCGAAGGCTTAGTCATCACTTTTTGTGATTAGTGGTAGCGGCCTTCCTTTGCCGCTGAAATCTGGTCTGCCGCCATCCTGCCGGTCAGTGCTATCGACTCGACGTGGCTTTGTATTTCTTCAAGAACAGCAACGCTGACATGCAGGCGCTCACGCTTTTCAAATTCGTCTACGCTAGTCAGTGTCCATTGCTCGATGTAATGCTCTCGCAGAGCATCAAACGCTTCCTGGAAAACATCATTACGAAGCAGCTCGCCAGCTTTATTGCCGCGAGCGATTTCCTCTTCAGAGTTCGCCATTATTGTCTCGGAATATTGCTGCTAATATCGCCGCCAGTAGCGGCCTCGATGCTGCGGAGCTGCGCCTCAAATTCCATTTCCTGTTTGCGAAGCTCAAACTTCATCTGCATTTCTTGTTTCTTCAATCCCAGCTCTGCCATCATCTTCTCACGATCAAGCTGTATTTCTGCTTTTGCTTTTTCCTGTTCAAGCTGAAGTTTTTGCTGTTCAGGATTTTGCTGCTGAGATTGCTGTTGTTTCTGCGCCATTCTTTGCTGTAGCTCTGGCGGTAGATTATCGGGATCAAGGAAGAAATCGCCGCCGTTTTTATATCCGGCCATGCCCAGCATTTGCACCAACGTGTTCCTAAATTGACCCACAGTCACAAGCGGGTTGTCAGGGCCAAGTGTTGCCAGTATCTCTTTTTGCTGCGCGGCTACCTGGGCCAGGGCAGCACCGCGCTGTCTCTCATCGCCATTACCAAGACCGACATTTACGACAACATCAAATTCATTGTCCCAGTTGGCCGGGTCCATCGGCACAAACTCATTTCTGAGCCGGATAATGCGAGGCTGCTGCTGGTGCTTTTGTACAAGTTTAAGAATACAAAGCATCAGGCGTTTGACGCCAGTCTCTGCAAACACCCTGGCAATCATTTCGACCTTGGCCTGTGCTGCGGAAACAGTCGCATTAACAGCAACGGCGGTACTAGATTGAAGCGCGTCGGCATCTAATCCCATGCTTGCTTTCGACAGGCCGGTACGCATTTCGCGCATCTCATCAAGATAGTTGAGAAGCGGGAAGGCGGCAGGCGCTACCGATGGCGGGGTTAAAGGCTGCACCATCCCAGGAGCGCGCATTCTCACGATACCGCCTGGACGATTAGCAATCAGATCATCGAGGTTAACCTGTCCCTCAACAGCACCAATCTTTGCACTGTTAGTCATATAAATGTTATCGAGTATCTGCCTGATCACGGCAGTCTTAGCCTGCGTCAAGTCAATCAGTAATTCGGCAATCGACCGGCCCACCATGCGATGGGGCATTAATATTGGGCTGATAATCGAAAACGGGAACATATGATATTGCTCGTTTTCAACGATCTCGTAAGAGTCACCAAGACAAACGACGCGGCGGATTTCAGACACCCCGTCGTCGTCATAATCTGCCTTAATGTAAACCTCAGTAACCATGACATCGCGCTGGCTCATGTCATTGACAGAATCTTGCGCCTGACTCTCGAGGTCTTCAAAGCGCGCCTGCTTTTCGTTCATCGTATCGGTATCGACCGATCCGGCGTGATGCTCAACAGTGTCGCGGTCGTAACCCATTTCAATCAGGTCGCTGACCGTCATCTCTGTACGATGAGCAACAAAGCGAGCGTCTTCTAAATTCTTGGCGCGCTGACTGAATAGAAATTCTTCCGGCGGGACGTTCTCAATTTTGATCCGGCCATCCTTTTGTGTCTTGCGAACACGCACATCATACGCCATTGGCGCTGGCATAACCTGACCGTCAGGGCTGGTCATTGGTTGACCAATCTCGTTTGCCTCTTGCTCCACAATTTCTATGTCTTCATCGGCAAGCAGGGCGGTCAGCTCATCTTCATTAAGACCCTCATACATATCTTCGGTGACTTTTTCAGTCTCATCGAAGTAGTGCTTCACAATTCCCATTTTGAAAAGTAGGGCGTCTTTCATCCAGTTGTGCAGAACAACGAAGCCGTCATTGTCACTGTTCAGAATAAAATTAACGTAGTCGGTTGCCTGCTTTGCAGCCTCAACATCTTCGGGACCGCGTGGCTCAAAGTTTACAAATTTATCGCTGCTGCCGAAGATTTTCATCAGCGACGGCATGATCATTTCGATCACGTCAGAGATTTCAGTCTGCACAACCTGTGAGCGGCCTTCGACCTCATTACCCAGAGGGTTGCCAAGATAATAGTCCAACGCCTCGATGCGTTCCGCAGCGTATTCGCTGTCGTGAAAGTTCACAGCGGATTCTATTTCGCCACGAACAATCGATTGTAATTCTTCTTTATCCATATTATACAAACCTTACGGCATTTGAACTTCAGCTTGTGCGCCGTGGCATTCCGCCAGAAGCACTAAAGAGAGGAACTCCATCATGGGTAGACATTGGGTCGATTACAGGAAAGAGATGGCGGCAAAGGGCATTCAGGTACCCTACGAGCAACCGTGCCTTGCATGCGCCAGTGAGCTTTTCTTCAAAGAGGAGCAGCAGACCCTCCAGACCGCTCTGGGACCAGACCTAGCCCCATTAGTGCCACAGCCGGTAACCCTGCAGAACCATACTTGTCGACGTAAGTTTTAAGGCCACGCATCTTGCTCTTGCCGACGATGGACAGCAGCTTGACGTAATCCTTGCGCTGCTTCTCGCCCAGCGTCTTTGACCACTTTTGATACCTAGTCAGGTTTAGTTTGGACTTGAGTTGTATGCCCTCATGGTCCATGAGGCGGTCGTATACTTTCGGCGCATCAACCTTCATGTCCTCCAGGATAGCCAACACCTTGTCCGTCATCTTACCCTGGCCGGGCTGCGCCATCTCCTCGGCTAGGTCGACATATTCGCTCTGCCATCCGCCGCGTCGGATGGGTACGTTACCGACGACAGCACGCACATCGGCCTCGATGGCCGGCATGTTCTTATTCATGGATTTATGCGCCGACTTAAGACTGCCCTTATCGTCTGGGAAATGCGCCAGGACAACACCGTCATCACTATTGCTCAAGATACCAAAGCCGTGCTTATCCGCCACCCTCTCCATGGCCTGCATCTTGGCCTTGTTCAAAATACCAGATCGAACGTCCAGAGCCGTCAGGTGTCCAGCCTTATTAGGTAGAACGTTATGCCACGCTGACCCTTCCTGCATGTCCAACAAGCCGCGTGTCGCAGCAGCGGCGGTCTGGGGCTTTGCAGCGTAGGGCGGGATTTGCTTAACGCCCGACTTAATCTCATTTAGCGGCACGAGCGACCTCATAACCTCGACAGGATTATTCTGCCCACCGTACGACCCGACCTGGTTCTGCCCGGCGGGCGAAAACGTGTCGTACAAGTCCATGCGGTCCTTACCGCTGTTAGGCGACATCCACGTTGCCTCATTTGAGAACTGTTTGGCTTGCCGTGGCGTCATGTTCTGCAATATACCCGACGCGGCGCCTGTAACTTGTTCTGCTGGCCCACTAACAGCATGCTTGTGAGCGTAGGCCGAGTATTCCTTCTGCGCCTCCCGGATACCGTCAGCCAAATCTATGCCCTTCTTGCTAGCAATCGATCTGCCCTTTCCGGCGACCCACGCCGCTGCCTGCACCTTGCCCGGTGTCCAATCTGCGCGGCCACCCAACCGCTGTGCATTGGCACGAGCGACCGCCAAGACCGTCTCATAATCGAGGAACTTATGCTGGGCTGTACCAAGAGCCTTATCCCAAGGCTTGCCGCTAGGTTCCTTGAAACCAAACGCGCGAGCATGCCAGATATCATTTGTCCCCGTTACAGGAGCGACAACAGTTGGGTCCATATGATCAGAGTATACACCAGTCTTTAGACCAAGCTTAATATGGCGCGCCTCATCCAGGGAGCTATAGAGTTCATCCGCCTGTTTTCCCGTGCGTGTCACCGGCACCGGCGTGCCGGCTGCGTGCGACCTGTCGCCCTTTAATGCAAAATTGAGGTTTGTCTCGGGCGTGGCCTGTGACGAATGCAGGGCCAGGTTTCTGGCCTGTGCGCGTGCAAAAGCAGGGGTACGGGTCGTCTTCACATTAAAGTCCGTCGCAATGTCATACCAATCCGCACCGCCAGAGCCAAGGGCCACATCATTGTCGAAACTGCTCCGCATGCCCCCCAAGGCTTTCCGACCCTTGATTTGGCTGGGGCCACCAACGAAAGACCCATCCTTGTTAGCGATAAGATGCGGCTCGGCCTTGGCCGTCTTGAGTGCATCGTTGAACGTCGCCGCAGTACGCAAATCCTGTACGTTGGTCATGGTTGGATGCGCGGAAGTCTTGCCTCCACGCATACGCATAGACCCTGAACCCAACAAACCACCCCTACCAACCAACATGCCCGTAGCGGCCATGCCATCCGGGCTACCAGGTGCCGCCAAGGTTAAACCGCGAAGGATGCCAGGCACAGGCTTGCCCTCTTTATCCCAGCCGGTCAGTGCCTCGTTGTAGGATTCCAGGCCTCTCCTTGCCCCACCGACCAGCCAGTCATATGCGTCTTGCGGCAGTTCCCGAACCTCCTGTATAGCCTGGGAGATGGTCCGCCGCTGGATTGCGTCCTCCCGCTCCCTCACAGCAGCAGTGCTTGGCTTGTTGAAGTAGCCACGAGGTGCCATCCCCATCGACGGCACGCCGGCAAACAGCCCACCCTTTAAATTCTGATTACCATCGAAGGCGTGCTTGGCCCTTTCAACCCCTTCACGTCCTCCGCCAAGCAGCCCATGACCCAACCCGTAGGTGAATTTGTCAACCAATGAAGGCTCGTAGGGTCTTAAAGAATGGCCTTCAGGGGGTACATAACCATTGCCGAGTAGGTATCCAGGACTCGCCGGAGTCTGAGTAAAAAGAGGTAAGTTTATAGGCATTATTTTTTCTTACGATACACAACTCTCTTGCCACG